ACTGAGTCCCTAAGTAATTAACATTTCCTTGAGTAGAATGTTGATGAAAATGACCACTCAAGACCTTATCAAACTTCTTAAACAAAGAAGATTCAAGACCACCACGAAACGGAACGCCGGGAATAACATAATGACCGTTGAGTTCCAAATGTCCGAGCAAAACATTTGCGTCGTTGTTTTCAACATATGAAAGAAAAGAATCCTTGTTCTCAGGAGAGATCCAAGGCAAGAACATGAATGATGTTCCGTCGAAGTTCAACACTCTTGGTTTTTCGTGAATGTCAATATTGTCATAGTGACCGATCAACTCACGAACGGAGTTTACAAGATTGGTGTTCTTAAAATAGCAGTCGTGGTTGCCGGGAATGACATGAAGATTGACACCCAACTCCTCAAAGCGTTTGAAGAATCGAGTGCGAACCGTGTGTAGCGTGTTCATGTTAATAAACTTACGACGATCAAACACATCACCGAGATGAAAGACTGTCTTAATGTCGTTTTCAATTAAGTATGGAAAAAATTGTTCATCGAAGAACTGAAACATATAATCAAGAAATCCCTGATGATCGTTACGAACACCAAAGTGAGTATCATTGATGATGGCTATTTTCATTTTGTTTTCTTTTTGCCTTTTTTACTCTTTCCAAAGTTTTCAATGTCTGTTTCACTCAGAGAGAAATAATCTTTCATCTCCACATCTGAGCCTTTTTCAAAGTAATTTTCCTTAAACCATTTCGAGAATGTTCCGTCATCATTTTCCTCCATCATTTTAAACTTGATATAAGACTGCTTCTTTTCTTTTTCAATGCGTCTAAGAAAAGCATAGTATATCATTTGTGTAAAATATGAGAAGGGATTCTTTGATTTTTCTGGATCAAAGTTATGTGCGTACATTAAACAGTTTTCAATTCCATCGGAAACCATTTCTTCTCGATATGGATAATTTACAAAGTTTGGTCTATGAGATAACTTTTCAGAAATCTTCATAAAACATTCACCGATATATTCTGTTACTTGTGGCTTTGGTTCACCTGACGATTCGGCTTCAATAACTTTATTTTTCCATTCAACCATTTCGTCAAAAAATACATCATTGTCTATGTAATAATTTTCTTTTTTACTCATCAGTGTCCTCATCATCTTCATCATCACTTAAATAATCTTCAACAAACGGACTCCAATCTGTCCAATCTGTCCCATCACCTTCGGGTGTGTGTTTTTCAGACATACCCTCACCAGATGGTTTCTGACTCTCAAGTGCATCTTTCAAATCAGATAAGTTAAGTATATCATTTTCTATCATTTTTTTCAAGGCTTCCATTGGCAATGCCAAAGAAAAGACCATTAATTCTTGTTGTTCGTCCATAAGATCATTCTTATTTTCTTCCTCTTCATCAAGATCCTTTAAAGTTTCATTTACTTCATTTTGTAAAAAACTTTTTAATGAGTCAAATCCAGACGATGGCATATCACGAATTACTGTCTCCTCGTCCTCTCTTTCCTTTTCACGATCATACATACCTGAAATTTTTTCGTCAGGAACTAGAATGGAAACTATGAAATCTCTCGGTATTCCTGTTTCAATTTCATTGGTGTGGTTTAACCAATCTCTAAGAACAGTGTATTCTTTTTGATTACCCATCCCATCAAATGAAATGGCACTTCTAAAAGCCATTGGTCTTTTGACTTTCATCATATCCTTTGAGGAGTTTTTTATTTCACATATGAGTTGTTCACCACTTCGTAATTTTAAAATTCTATAAGAGTTTGGTATCATCTTTTTTCTCCTCTAGTTTTATCTTTAAAACTTTGTAGTTGAAGTTCTCATTCTTATAAATTTTCAGTCTTGCGATCATGTGATTGTATGTGTGATTCACATGCGACTTGTATCGGAGGTCGTCTGAAATGTCGTAAACAGTCAACTCATTTTTTTTCTCCGATTTTCTAAGTCCTCTACCGATAGACTGAAGAACTCGAATGACAGACTTGGACGGTGAGGCAAACACTATATTATTTATATTCCTGATATTGATGCCCGTGGAACAAGTTCCATATGATGCAATTAGATTTGTGTTTGTTTCTTTTTCCATGAGTCGCCTTATATCCTCTCTCTGTGAAACATCCGTTCCACCATAGATTAGGTGCGTATTTTTGGCACCGGCAGATATAGCATCATATAGTGGCTTGCCATGTTTTTCAACATAATTAAATAAAACAAGAGTATTACCTTTAAGGTTTGAAACAAGATTTTCTATAAACACATTTCTACTTTCATTCTGCACCAAAAAATCCATCTCTTCTTGATACTTTAGTTTCTTACAGTTTTGTTTTACAATTGCTTCATGATCCAGTGTGACACACTGAATGTTAATAGGACTCAAAATTTTCTTGTCCATGAGATCCTTGGTTGTTATGATCTTTTTGACCCGACCGAATAGGCCTTCAATGACTAATTTATGGGTTTGTGTCCCATCTAATGTCCCTGTTGTTCCAACACGATACTCAGCGTTCGTTAACTTCGTCAGAAGTCCCGTCAGAGACTTTGCCTTGAAAAGATGACACTCATCCCCTATTACTGCTCCAAACTCCTCAAAATCGCTCTGAGGGAGTTTATAGATGCTCTGCCATGTGCTTATGGTGACTCTCTTGGTTGATTTTTTTGCCTGTCCAGAGTAAACGCTATGACAGTTTCTTTTTGCGTTCCACGATGACAAGTTTGAGTAGTCCTCAAAGTCACTCAACATCTGAGTCACCAAACCAGTTGTAGGGACGATAATTAGAACTTTTTTATTTTCAGGAAGTCTTGAAAGATAATAACGTATGAGAGCATAAATGATAAGAGATTTTCCGGATCCTGTTGGAGAAAGTAAGAGACATCTCCGCTTGTTAATAGCATGATGTATTGCGTCAAATTGGTGTTCATGTGGCATAATCTCCTTGTCACCGATGGATAAATTTAGGGTTTTGAGAAAGGAATACACTTCTTCGGGAGATGTTCGCTCAATCTCCGTGCTCTGAAACTCAACGGTATAATTTCTATCCTTGGCAAACTGCAAAACATAATCAGTCAACCCAGCGTAAATTTTACCTGTATGAACATTAAAGAGACGGATCTGACCGTCCCATATTTTATTTTTGTATGCTGGGGTGTATTGATAATTAGGAACAAAAAATGTAAAGTGTTGACTTAACTCTTTTGTTAAGGCCCGATCACATTTAATTTGAATATATGCAGAATCAAACTGTTCAATAATTATATCACTCATACACCATATTTATGGTGTGAGGATTACCCTGCGAATTCAGTCATTCGCATCCAGTCGATTGCTGAACGAATATTCCAGTTAAGATTATTGATTGCTTTCATCACACCTTCAAGGTAGTTTACTTTCTCTCGCAAGAGAACGACTTTGTGTTGTAGTAAAATTACATCATCGTCTGCGTTTACAAACTTATCAATGTCAGTTTTTAGCACAGTAAGATCAAATGAATCCCAACCAAGTTCATCTAACTCTTCTTGACTCATTTTTCCTGTATAGTAGAGCCACTTCTTGTGACGAAGTTTAACAAGATCAGAATCAAACTTGGATAATGAAAGACGATCATTCATCAAGAAGTTGAGATACTTGTTATGAATTTGTGGAATACGGATAGACTCTGATGCCAGATCAGTCTTGTCAATGGTCAGGTCTTTTTTAACTTCCGCTTTGAGATTTTCTAAGTTCATGCGAATATTTTATCGCAAAGAAAAAATGTGTCAAGTAACAGTTTCAAAACTATATGACTCAAAATTAAGTGTAACACTTGCGATAATTGGTTCATTGTCATTTAATGTTGAAGCAAACTGCATACCAGAAAGAGCAATTGGGTATGCGTTTTTAAATACCACGACTCTTTTTTCTTTAAATGCACTGTTTGTCAGGAAGAGGTTTGCATCGGTGAAGAATTTGTCTTTTTGTTCACCAGCGATAATATTCGTATCATTTTCGTAATTGGCAATTTTTTTCATCCAATCAAAAATTTCTTGATAATTAAGAGTTTCCTCATCGACGATGAACTGAACAATGAGTGGTTCATGATCAAATCTTCCCCCTATAAACTGATTTGCTCGACCTAGTGTATTCGTCATCTCAACAGGCGAAAGTTGGGTTCCCGGCATACTAACGCTTTGAACAAAATAAGTTACCGTGGAAACTCTCGGTAGAGTGAATTTAAAAAAGTTCGATGCCAGAAAGTTATTTGTTGCCGGTTCTGTTGGATTAACAGGAAGATCAGCCGTTGATCCTGGCTGACCAGCGGGAATGTGATACCCTTTATTCATGTGGTTTCGTTGCATGTAGTATGTATAAAGAAAAAGGGGAGCCCGAAGGCTCCCCTCTTTCACTCTCCCCCCGAAGGGTTATTTATTTAGAGTCCGAATCCGGTGTTACCGTGCAGGTTGCTCACAGCGAACAATCTGTAGTATTGATTACCAGTCGAAGTCGTACCGATTGAAGAGAAGTCCTTGGACTCAGCAAACGGGTTGGCAACCATACCATACCGAGTCTTGAAGCCAATCTTCGGTTGGAAGGTGTTCTCACCGACTGCTCTCACCATTTGCAGAGGAACATATGGGCAGTAGAAAATACCAGCGTCATATGGGTTTGCACCTCTGTAACCAACGAGAACATAGTTAGTGTCGGTCTTAGCGTATGGATCGACGTAAACTCTTGTCTTACCGTTCAAGACACCAGCGAATGTGTTACCTGTGTCATCGACATCAAGGTTAACATTAAGAGCAGGTGAGATGTTCAAGAAACCACCCATTGCGAGAGCAGAGGCAACATCGGACGAGGTAATGATGAAGTTACCCTTACCACGACGAGTTTCCTTAGCAATCACGTTGGCTTCACGTTCGATTTGGAACATGAGACCACGGAATCTTTCAGCACTCCAACGACCATCCGAGTCGGTGTTCAGGTCGTAAATACCAGTGGTGGTCAAATCACCTTGTTGAGCACCGGTCTTGGCTTTGAAGTAGAGAGTTCTGATGAGTTCACGGTTGATTTCAGTCAGAATCTCGGTGCTGAGGATGTTAGCGAGTTCAGTCTCAGCGTCGAGTCCGTGAACAGCCTTCAGATCCTGAGCGAGTTCTGTGGTGTATTCTGCTTTCAGAGCACGGGTTCTTGCTTCAACGGCAGTTCTTTCGATGGAGAATGCCATCTCATTGAACGCAGGAGAAGCAGAGGTAGATGTGGTGACATCTCTAGCATCCAAGCCTTCAGCCCTACCAGCCAAGATACCTCTGAATCCAGAGAGAACATCTCGACGAGTTGGTGCGGTGTTGAAAGGATCAATCCCAGCAGCAGCGGTTGTAGCAGCACCGTTAGAGGTGTTACCAGAACCGGAGAACTGAGCGAATGCTTCTTGGAAGAGAGCCTCGTCGCCGTCTTGTGAGTCGTACTTAGACTTCATCGCAAAGATAAGACCGGTGGGAGCCGTCATGGGCTGCACACCAGCGATATCGTAAGCAATCAAGTTAGGCATTGCACGACGAACGAGCGAGATCAGAACGGGATCGTAACCAGCAAGATTACCAGCCGCTTGAGCAGCCTGAGAAACCGAGAAACCACCACCCATAGCGTTGGTTGGGGTTTCGTTCAGTGCTTGCTCACGAAGAGCCTGCTCGGTGTTTTCGAGAAGGACAGCCGTGACTTTTCTCTTGTAATGATCGTTGAGTTCTGGGAGAGCGGCAGTCTCAAGAACTGGACTCCACTTTTCCTCTAAGACATCGTATGGTGTTGCGTTTTCCATGTTTGTTTTCTCCTAGTATGATGTTACCTTCGGGTATTTATACTTTTTAAAAATTAACCCTTGTTTTTAAAACGATTGTTTCTTTCGATTGCTTTCAGATATCCGCTCATCGCAGTATCTTCTGTGAGAACTCTGCTTGGCTCATGAATTTCCTCTTCCTCTTTAACAACAGAGGGTTTATTTTTCTTAGAGAAATAACTTTCACGAATACCTCTCAGTTTAGAGGAAAAAGTTTCGTCATCTTCAAAGGAAACATCCTCTGCGAGTGTGCAAAACTTTTCTCTGTCAAGATCGGTGAGTCCTTCAGCAATATTTTGAGTGAGTTCATTCTTTCTATAACCTTCGACAATAGAAAGAAGTTCACTGTTAATGTCAAGAGCCTCGTCTAAGTCACTCTTAGTTTGCTCATTCTTCTCGAACAAGTCATCCAACAGGTTAACTTTTGAATCTGGCACTGTGATAAAGTGATTCTCGAAGAGATCCTTCAGATCACCGATGAAACTCTCAGCAATTTGAAGTCTCATACCAGTCTCGACGGCAAGTTTGTTTTCTTCCATCCAGTTTTCGATGACATAGTTAAGATACTCATCAACTTTACCAGACATACCTTCTGTAACTTCGTTGACTTTTTCTTCGAGTTCCTCTTGGAATTCACCCTTCAGTTGCTCGATAATGATATCAGTTCGTCTACTGAGTTCTGCTTCAAAAACACCCTTGATTTTAGACTTAAAGGTTTCAGAAAGACCTTCACCGTCAAAGAGTTCTGAGAAAACATCCTCTTGGACTCCACCAAGATCAGCATCTGCTGGCTCTTGACCAGAAGCACCAGCAATGGTTTTCTTGTTTTCTTTTGAGTTATCGGTTGTTTCTAAAGTCCCAAGACGGGCACCTTTGCCTTCTGCGTCCATGTAAAGATCGGTATCCTCGAATGAGTCAGTGTCCATCGTTGGAGTTTCTTCCGCTTCACGGATTGTTTGTTTTCTTGCCATTGAGTTATCTCCTTAGTGTATACTAATTTCTGGATTATTTATACAATTCATAATTTTGAGAGGAAGTCTTTGAACAGATCAACCGCTTTTTCTTCAAGTTGTCTACTTGATGTTTTTTTAATCTCTTGGTGGTACTCATGAATCTGCTTCTCTTGCAGAACACCGTTGTTCCAAATCCACTCTCGTCCCTCCATAATCCCATTAACAAAAGCGTTTGGTGCAGAGGGATCAGCAACGATGTCCACAGCAGCGAGCATGAAGTCCTTTTGCACTTCATTGATACCACTTGAATTAACCTTGAGGCTTCCCATACCACGGGAGGAAACACCGAGTTTTGCACCCTCATCAATGAGGTTCATTGCAATTTTACCCATAGGTGTTTCCATGATTTTTGCTTTACCAACAATGTCATTTCCCTCTTGGTGTAAGTCTTTGATCATATGAGAAACTCTGTCCAAGTTCACGGTGGGACCTTGCGGATGATTCAATTCACCCATCGCTCTGTTTCCTTGAACATATTGTTTATTATATTTTTCAACAACAGGCATCAAAACACCTGTTGGATAGACTCTACCGTTTCGGTTTTTTTGCTCTGCCTGCATGAAGATACCTTCAATAAAGTAGTTCTTCTTACCAGTTTTTTCGTCTGCCTCGCAGAGAAAATCAATATCTTCGTTTGTCTCTGTGATGAGTTTTAATGCCATTAGTAAGATCCTCCGGCTTTCCTTTTACTAATTGCTTTGTGTGTCACACCCTTTTTATTTGTCATTGGGAGATAGTCATCCTCAAACACATCTGGGTTTTTTCCTCGGTGATGATCAAGTTCTGTTGCCGGAGCACCTTCATCAACAATTTCTTCTTCAAGTTCGGTGGACTCTTTCTTCATTGCTTGTCCGATTTTCTTGCGACGATTGAGAAGGTATTTGTCTGTGTCATCTTCATCACCGTCGTTGTCGATATCACCATCTTCTTGACCGACAGGATCAAGTTTTTTCTCATAGAATGTGTCGATGCTCTCTGCTAATTTGGTTCGCAATAAAGAATCAATCTGATCCTTAGCATCACTCATTTTTCTTTCAAAGATTAACTTAATGACTTCTTTACTCATTTTCAGCCTCCTCAGAAATAATGGTTTCCAGAAGTCCAATGTATTTTTCTTTAGATTCAAAAATAGAATCTCTAAAAGATTTTTGAAGTTCTGGTGTTGGTAAGTTATCGTGGACTTCAGATAAACTGTGAGCAATGTCTTCGTTTACTTCAACTCTATTTCCATCAGGAAGATCAACATTGATAATGGCTCCGTTATCCAAACACTCAGAGATAACAGAGACAAAGGCACTTTCCTCGTCAACCTCTTCTGTTTCGGTTGTAAGGATATTTTCTGCAAGTCCCACTCGGAGCGTGTCCAGTTTTTCTTCAACTTTTTGCTCTAAGGTTGTTACAATTTGCTCGACAAGAGATTTTTCATCTCCGAACAAACTTTCTTTTAATATTTCGTTGCTCATTGTTGTCCCTCTAATTCTGGTTGTTGTGGTTGTATTTCGCCGGTTTCAATTTCTAATCGAATTTCCTCAAAGTTTCTGCTAATCTCTGCTTCACTCAATCCGAAAATTTCCTTTCTTATGTAGGAATTTGAGAAATATCGACCAATGTATGGTTCCATACCGGCAACAATACTTAGTTTTTCTCTCATTAACTCAGCGTTTTTAAGTTCGGAGTAGTGCGAATCATTGTTGTATTTAAATTTAATTCTATTTTTGATTTGATCAAAATCATCAATTCCCATAACACCAACAAGAGAAAGTTGAATACGAAGAGCATCTATCAATAAGGTTGAGAATTTATCACGAAGTCTTTGAATAAATTTTGAGAACTTTACTTCATCACGAGTAATTTCGGCTGATCTACCCATGTTAAAACCGTTTTCTGATTGAAGTCTTGATGGTGGAACATTTAACGCTCTGTAAAGTTTTTGGAGCATATACTCAACATCACGCATTTCACCGAGGTTTGTGCCTCCCGGCAGCGTGGTGATCTCTGTTCCCTTACCACCTTCTTTTCGTGGTAAAAAGAAATCCTCAAGCATGTGAAAATGATCTCTGTCCTCACGGATATTACCCGTGGTTGCATCGTATGTTAGTTTATTTCGATATCTTTTTGCAAGACCTTCAATGTATTGTTGTGCCTTTTGAGTGGGCATGTTACCGACATCAACATAAAAAATTCTTCGCTCCGGTGCCCTAGAAATACGATACACAACAGCAGCATCTTCGAGTTGACGAAGCATGTTTAAGGGACGAATTGCTTTTTGAAGATATCCAACTACTCTTTTGCTTGTGCTGTCGATTAACCCAGAGTGACAATAAAGAACAGAATCATTTGTAAGTCTCACACCACTCGCACCTGTTTGAAAGGTTGCACTTGTGTCCCTGTTTGTGTAAAGATAAAATTCTTCAACCTCACCGATGGTGGGTGTTTCGAGGTATCCCCCACCCTCTTGAATTTTATTTACCTTTTTGACTTTCTTTATTTTTAATGGATCAATAGGACGAAGTTCTTTAATGCCGATCTGAGGATTTTTTTCGTCGATCATTACATAGTAAAATAATTTACTGTCAATGTACCAACGTTTGAACATCCCATATGCTTCTTCATTAAAATTAAAAAGTTCTTTAATTCTTTCAAATTCCTGATACATTCTCGCTTTGATTGGCTCAGGAAGCAAAGAATTTTCAAGATCAAGTTTTACTGGTTCGTTATCAAAATCTGAAACAATCGCTTCATTACAGATGTCATCAATCGCCATGTCAACCTCTGGAAACAGAGACATGGAGCGATATCTTTTGATAAAATCTTCGTCAGTTTTCGCACTACCCGAAAAATCTGCGTATGAACTTAAAAATCCACCATAAATTGAACCAGAATCTAATTGAAACGAACCATCATAAGAATCGGGTGCAACTACATTATTTGCACCCGATCCCTGTTCTGGTTGTTGTCTGGCAATCGAAAATCCAAAAATATTAATAGCCATACTTAACCCTTTCTGTTAACGGACATCCTATTTATGTCCAAAAAAGGATAAGGGAAAGTCATTTAGGTATTACTCGCCCCCGGCGATCTTGGTTCCGGAGTAATCATTTGGAAGTAGTCATATGCAATTGTAACTGGGAATTCAACAACAGTATCCATGGCATCGTATGAAAGATCAATCGAGCCAATTTCAACCGGCCAACAGTTCACCAGTTCAACAGTTTTTAAAACGTCTGTTCCAGCATCATCATAGTTAGCACCTTGGACATCTCCCTTTGAACTGAGGTGTTCAACAGTCCATTTGGTAAGAACATCTTTTGTATCGTTCCATACAAATGGTTGGTTATTAGAAACATGTCTGTTTGCTGCTTCACTCCATTCTTGGAATCTTCTGTATGTTGCGTCTGTTGTATCGTAAATCACGATTGGCCATTCCATGTATTGACGATCACCAACGACTTTGGCAATTCGACCACGGAAAGGAACAGGAATAATACCGAGGGTTGAAGGTGGAAATTGTGCTGCTTTAATCAACAGATTACCGTTAGGTGAACCAGTAATTTGTGTCATATCAGATTCACCACCTGCTTCCGTGAAAATATCACCGGAAACTCTAAATCGGTTTTGACGAGTTCCGCCACGGAACGCACTTCTAAAGTTATCTAAGTTCATTTTTCGTTCTCCTTTTTTCCGTCAAACCGATCAAGAAAGTTCGGCATCTTGGTTCTTGTTGGTGAATGTGAGTTGTAAGAAGTTGATGGATTTTGTTGGTTTCACAAAAACATCAGCAACGAAAATGTTTGCATCAATTCTTTCCGCTGGGTTGTTTGATTCATCACAGACAACTCTGTAATCAAACACACCCCTGTCAGCACGAATACCTTCGAGAATTCGAGTTGCTCGGTTCAAGAAAGTTCTTCTTGTATCGGCATCATTTTGCTCAAAGAGTAGTGATTTTGCGATTCGTCCAATGTCTCTCTTAAGAAGAATGAAGAGTCGTGACACATTAATTCTACTTAAAGTGGATGTGGTTGATTTGTGTGTCTTATCACCAAACAAGAAGGTTCCCTCACCGGGGAATGTAACGACTGGGTTGACCGCAGCGTCGAACAGTGTGTCTTGTTCGGTTTCCGTTGGGTTGTGTGCGAGTCTAACCACATCAAGAATTCTACCTCTCGTAAATCCAGCGGGTGAGAAGAATGGTCTGAAAGTAGAGTCCGTTCTTGCCAAACATCCGGCAGCGTCGGCTGCACATGATGTCTTGATCAACTGACTATCGGTTTCAATCGCAGAGTTTCTTTGATAACCCAAGTGCTTTTTAAATCCATAAACAGCGATTTTATTTTCGGCAAATTGTGAGTCACCGACTGTTGGAGAATAAGTTTGTTGTCCCAAATCATCCAAAGCAACTCCATCACCGGAACCACCAGCAGGGACGATAGCAACACAGTCACCACCACGAGATGAGGGGACTGCGAGAGTTGTATTCCGTCTATCGACAGAAAGATCGGTGCAGAACACAGAGTCAATTAATTCGTTTGCGAAATTCGCTGCTGTAAATCCAACGATTGCTTGTCCACCATACAAAAGATAGTTTTGAACAGAATACCAGTCAGCAGAAAGTCCTCTACCGGCAACGTCTGCTTTTTCATCCTCTGGGTTTGCGTAAGTAAGACCAGCGGAGCCTGAGATACCGAAGGTGGAATCTCTGAGACGCTTATGCCAGTTGTCCAAGTTTGAAACTTCGAGGTATCCTTGATCTCTCTCTGCCGTATTTCCAAGCAAATTAACAATATTTGTATTTGTTGGTATGTACGCAGAAAGGTGAGTGTTTGAATCTTCAGTGATGAGATTGACAAAACTTTGGTCATCGACTGTAACGATAACTCTTGCTCTGCCTGAGTTGATTGTTAAGAATTCTGCCATTTTAATCCTCCGATGTTAATTATGGTGTTCGATCTATTTATTGTTTTTGTGATTTAAGGAAACCAACGATCCTCACCATCCCAGACACCATTTAAATCACCCTCCGCATGGGGAACAAAACCAAATGGCATAACCTCTGCTTCTAATCTTTTTATTTCATCATCAAAAATATCAACCCTAACGTCTGTATTTGTTAAGTCCTTAAAATAGTCTTGACGAGTAAGCCATGCAAAAAGAACAAGGGTCATCACCAAGTCATCGTTATGTCCTTCATCTGCTTCGTATGACTGTCCTTTTGCCACAAACGTGATGAGTTCATTCACGATCTCCAAATCTTCGACAATCATCTTGTCTTGTTCAATCAAACTTTTGAGAACAGAGCATCCAAGTTTTTTCACAACACTTGTTGTCCGCACACCCATGTGAGTGTTTGCTCCACCGAAACCACCAGAGATCGTTTGTCCTGCTCTACCTCGGAAAGCACACATAAGAATGTTCTCATACTCCAAGTCACGGTGAAGAACATCCGCAACCTGTCCACCGATGTCGTTGATTTCGATGAGTGTCTGAGCCATATTGTATTTTTCAGCAACCGCTTTGATCACGGTGGGATAAACCATCGGTGAAATAATATTGTTTCGATATTTTGCAACCACTTTGTATGGAGTTTGAGTAATATCTGTTATGGTGAACGCACTGTAATCTTTACCCTGTCCTCGTGCGGTATCAACCACACAGACATACTTGTGTTCTGCTTTTGGTTCCTCGTAAATATCCAGTCCATCCTTGTTTCGTTCAATAGGATTTACCCACGACAAAGCGTGAAGTTTAGACGAGGATATCAGGGTGTTTGCAGAGCCAACAAAGTCACATTCAAATTCTGTTTGGAATTGAATCTCGCTGGTGTTTGCAATCGTTTCTTCTTTCCACTTTTCATTCCGAAGAGGTCCGCCGGGATACATGGGAACTTGCGACCAGTGAACCTCGATGGGAACATACTCATTCTTCCCAACCTCCCCTGCTTGCTTTGTAGCACCCTTCCAGTAGTGGTAGAACATGTTCAAACCGTTCGGAGTGGAAACCATCAGGACTTTCGTGGACTGTCCAGAAGAGATTGTAGGGTATACAGAACTAAAGAATTCATCAGCGATACCGTGTGGAACGTGAGCAAATTCGTCAAGGAAAATCATGTTGAACGAACCACCCCGAATCGCACTCGATGATGTTGACGATG